CTTTTCAGTAGGAGCATTTGTTTCTTCAACCAGCTCTACCACTTCTTCGACTACATTTTCTTTTTTAGCCATAATAAAATATTATAAAATTATAAAAATTAATTACATAGGTCCAAACGAACCTAAGTCAAATCCACTCATATTGTCGTTCCCGGAAGATTCAAACTTCTTAGGAGGTGAGTCGTTTTGTCTTTGAGCTATCAACTCACTTTGTTGAGTAGCTTGTATTTTTGTTCTATCGTCTTTACGATCTTCTTTGTATTGCTCTTTGCCTTTAGCGTTATCAACCTCCATGCCTTTTAATTGCATGTTAAAGTCAAACTCTAAAGCCATTAGTTCTTTCTTAAGCATAGCCTCTTCTTGCATTTTTTGACTTGCTATTTGACCTTTCATTTGCTCCATTTGGGTTTCTATTTGAAACAACTGCTGTGCTTTTTGAACTTCTGCTTGAGCAGCTACCTGCTGAGCTTGAGCATTTGCTTGTGCTTGAGCTTGAATGTTCTCTTGCTGCACTTGCTGTTCTCTTTCTTGCTTTTTCTTTCTACGTATTTTTAATAATTGATTTGCAAGTTTTATGTTTTTAATCTCTCTAAGATCTATAGCATCTTCTAAATCTATCAAACCACCAGCAACAGCTGCCTGTATATTGTTTTCTAGTATAGCTTTTTCTTCTTCATCTGGAGTTAACTCTATGAATATGCCAAAATCATGTAAATATAAATTAGATATATCTTCTAACACTCCAACGTTTTGATTACCTATTTTCTGTATAAAAGCCTCTCTTGTTGGAGAGAACTCTAATATATCTGATATTCTAAGTGATAAACCCTCTGCTAATTCTTGAGTTAAAGATAATCCAGACTGTAGTATGTGTCTTGTAGCTGTGTTTGAATTTGCTGCCGCTAGTTTTTGAACACCTACTAGAGCTCTACTATCTGGCGTACTACCATCTCTAGCTTCGTTTAAGCCAGTAACGTCACGTATCATTTGTAAATAGTAGTTGTAATTTTGAATCAATGATTGCATTTTTTGACCACCACTACCGCTTGATATCTCTTGTATCGGTATTTTTCCTGGATTCATATCTCCTTCAGAAGTGAAAGACCTACCTATTATAGATCCCGTCTGAAAGAACATATTTAACGCTTCTTGTGGATTATAATTTGTTCCATTACCAAGATCAACCTCAGCTAATCCGTCAGCGTCTAGATAAACACCGTCTGGAACCATCCTAGACATGACTTGTTGTAATTTTAGATGCGTTAGTTGAATCATATCAGCAAAACCTGTTATACGTTTTACTAGTGAATCAATATTACCTTTATACATTCTAGGAGCGTTGATAGCGTAGTTCATTTTAACTTTACTATAATCACTCTTAGGTCTCATCATGTTCTTAGCTAGTTCCCACTTTAACAAGTAATCACTACCTAATATTAACACACCTTCATACAACACTTCTAATGATCTTGATATTTTACCAAAATTACCAGTCATCTCGTTTATAGGTGGATCAAATGTATCATCTCTTAGTATTATTTTTTCAGCACCTGTAGACGTTTCTTTAACTTTGTATACTTCATTCATGTATGTCTTGTAGTTAAAATACAAAACTTGAATTTGATTCTTGTCGTCATAGTAAGCAGAATCGTATCTATTATTAGAATAACCAGAACTATGTATACTTTGATTAGCTATGCTTTTTAAATCCTCATCTGTTAGACTAGGAAATTCTTTCTTTAATTCATTTATAGGTATGGTTTTAACCTCACCCACGTAGTATATATCTTGAAAGTCAGGATCTTCTGTGTAAGAATAAACTATATTAGCTGGATCTACATATTCAACTTTAACACCTTCTGACTTACTGAAAGTGTTTTTAACACAACCTATACCAATAGTGGTTAGATCATAGTTAACTCTTCTTTTAACTAAATCGTATCTATTACCTTTTAACAACACGTTTATAGCTTGCTCTTCAGCTAGCTCTATACCTTGCTTGTAGCTAAGTTGCATGTGAAGATCTAGTTCTTCTTGACTGTCTGGTAATTTTTCAGGTGGATTTTCAAACAAAGATATTCCAAACGCTTCTTGCGCAAAGTCACTTAGTTCTTGAGTTTCCATATCTCTTATTATAGATTCCATATACTTTGTTCTCTTGCTGATACCATAAGGATCTTGAGAGAAACATTTTATATCATAGGATCTTTCTGAAATACCATTAACTACTATATCCACAAATTTAGGAATAATAGGTACTGGTTTCCAGTCTAAGTTTAAATAGCTTAAGTCACCATTTATAGATAACTCATCTTTATATTTTTGAATTGGCTGTTCGCCTCTAGCGTAAAGTCTCAGTTTATGAAACTCTGCTTGATGTTGATTATACCTTTGATTAGAATTAGATCTATCAAACCACTCGTACTCAATAGCTTTACCAACTTGTAAACCATACTCAGCACTCACTTTTTCTGCGTCAGGTACAACTTGACTCGGAAAATAACCTTTTACAACTGACTCAGCCATATTAATTTTCTATTAGTTTTGAAGTCATACCTGCCTGTCCGTATTTAGATATGCTTAAGTTTAATTTTTCTTTCTTCATAATTGGGTTTGCTCTATACAAGTGTCTGTTACAAGCCATTATAGCTAATCCTGAACTAATAGCCGCATCAAATTTAGTACGATTATTAATATCAAACTTTGCCCAGTCTTGTAATGTTTCATTAAAATAACATGTTCCAAATGTATTATCTGCCTTCATGCCAACATGATCTTGTATATACATTTCAATAGCAGCCGCATGTGCTTGCTTTATATCTTCACTTGAGTTTGGTATACCACCTATTTCCTTTTCAGCAACAGATAGTTTATTCCAAATCTTATCAGGCCTATTCATTGAATAACCTCTGTAACCACGTCTTCTTAAATAATACAATAGACGAGGTTTATTGTTTTCTGCTAATATAGGCATCCCGTAGAATACAAGTGCCATTAGAACGTCTTCAAAGAAGATCTCAGCAGTTTGTGGTCTTGCTACGTACTCTAAAAACAATTGATTAGGTGGACAATCTTCCATACTAAACTTTGTAAGACCGTGTAAAGCTCCGTTAGAACCTTTTCCGTCAACTGTTCCTGATATATCGTAACTATCACAACCAAAAGCACCCATATGTTCGTTAGCTGGGTATTTCATACCGTTTTTAACAATACTAAGGTTTTGTTTGTTTAATGGTGGAACCCAACTGACTTTAAATCTACCAGCTGGATTTGGATAAAACATAACTCTAGTATCTTTCATTCCATTCATCCATTGAAAACTTCCTGTTGTAAGTTGAGAATCATTGTTAAGATCCTCATTAAAATCTATTTGTTCGTATATTTTCGCTAGGTTGAATATACTGTTTTTTGTTTCATCTCTAAAAGCATGTTCTTCAGTTCTTGGAAACTGACGATAAAACTCGTTTAAAGCATCACCATCTGTTTTTAATCCATCAACTTCATTTTGCCAATGCTCTAGTATTCCTATATCAATGTTTTCCCCATATGGGCCAAAAGTTTCCTGCTCGGGTGTGTCGAATACAGGTAAGCCATGAGCGTCAATGAATCCTTCGTAATTCCATTCCATAGGTATGAACAAACTATATAGTCCTGAGCTAGTCTGTCCATTGCGGTTTCTTTTTGTAACATCTGATGCTTTGTATAATTTCTTAAAATTATCTCCTCCTTTGTCTAAAGCGTTTGATGTTGATCCCATCATACACTTACCTATAATTCTACTACCTAATCTAAGGGTGGTTTTCGTGACACGCCAGTTGTTGAGGATGTTGTTCGGGCGTTCCCACTTACCTGATTCATCGTGGACGAGGAGCTTGAGCTTCTCACCATCATAGGAGTTGTCCCCTGTATTCTTCCAGTCGATCGTTGAGTCCAAACCGGTAAGTTCTTCATTCGCTTCATTGGTCTTGGATTGGTTAGAACTGGTTCTGGTAATGGATTTTCTGGTAAGTTTACTAGCGGGTACACGATAGGCCAATTCGGTCTTTGGACGGTCCATTCCGTCTTGTATTGGTTTAAAGAAGAACGGATAATTAACGGAAATAGGGACAACCTTGTCTGTGAACATCTTCTTAGCATCGGGGCCAGATTTGGACAGTATCCCAAAACGTGAGTCGGTTGATATGGTAGCCATGTCGACGCAAACTCCGGATGCCATATACGAGAAGCCAGAACGTCTATTCTTGAGATAGGACATACCGTAACACCGTGGGTCTGCAACACAGGCGGCCCAGAATATGAAAAAAAGACGGTTGGCCTCTCTAAAGTCTGGGAACCCAACATCAATCTTGGACCACTGCAGGTACATGTAATGAGAACCAGTAATGTAAGTAGGCTTACCTTTGGAATTAAACCAAAAGCCATCTTCACGTTTTTTAAATTCTGTATTAATGTACTCATACCACTTCTCTTTAAAGTCCTCAGGATAATCTCGCCAATCAAAAATACTTTTAATTCGCTTTAATTCACTAGGGTACTCAGTAACCTCCCACTTATCCTTACTAAATTTATGAGGGTTTACGGCTTTTGGTAGTGCTATTCTAAGGTTTTGAATCTCATATATTTCACCAATCTCACCGGTCTTGCTTATGACAATTACGTCGTGCTCTTTGTTATACCCGTAATCCCACTTCTTGGACTTGTTAAGTCTTTTTATGGTATTTATTTTTATAGGTTCTATGACCTTGTATAATGTTTGATTATACATTATTTAGATCTCCTTTCTGCAAATCCACCAAAAGCAACTTCTTGAGCTTGTTCTTTAGGTTTATTGTTTAGCAAATCTTCTTCTTCTTGTATTCTATTTAATATTTCAAAAGCATCGAATATAGCCAGCTTTTTAGTGGCAGCAGCATTTTTAAGTCTGTCAGCTGATATGTCATCTCCTGAGTCTACGATCTTTTCACCTGCTACCTTTATTAATTCCTCAACTGCTTTATGCCCAGCTTGGATTATATTCCTTTTCGTTTCCTTGATATTCATATTTAATTGTAATTGCATTCGTTGGAACTCTGTATAATCTTCTACCGTCTATGATGAATTCATATTCTGAATTAGGTGAAAAACCTATTAAAGAATTTAAGTAAACCTTTTGATCCATTAAATCAGGATCAACATGCTTAACAACTCCCATGAGCGGCGTTTCTTTATCCATAGACAACATATCTACACTCTCTAATGGTTGTACAAAGCTAAAACCTTTTACAGCTCTCCAGACGTCGTTTCTCTTATATGCAAATATTTGATCAGGCATAACGAAATACATATCTTCTTTGTAAAATGATTTTGAGTTTTTCTCTCTACCCTTTATATCTTTCCATCTTCTAAAAACATTGTGATGTACTATAACTTCGTCACCTTGTTTTATTTCAGTACAACCTACTGTTGGTGTTTGTAACACTATAGCATTTCTACTAACATTTTGATGAGTAAATATCTCAGTGTTTAATATAAGACTTTTATCACCTATTTTCTTAGTATTGTTGTATCTGGTTTCTTTTGGTTTTATTATAAAATTGGTTACACTCTTCATTAGTAATCTAAGTTATACTCAACAGATATAGCCATGTTTTTATTGAAATCTTTCCAAGGTAACACGTTTACACCTTTCTTAATATATACTGAAAACTTATCATTCTCTTCTACTATACAATCGATAGTATGCCCTCCGTAAACCTCTTGGCCTACGGAATAGTGCATTGAATCATTTTTATAATCTTTACCTATACTAATCTTCCTTACTAGGCCCATCTTCTTGCATTTCAGTTATGGTTCCGTCAGATATATTTATATTAACCTTACCGTACTCTTCTTCTAGCTTATCCTGTAATTCTTTTAAGTCAGTACCTTCTACAGAAGCTGCCTTATGAAGTAGTAAATGTTTAGAAACTTCAAGATCTCCTATCTGTAATTTAATTTGGTTTAACTCGCTAATTACACCTTGTAAAGCTTCTAATTCTTTTTTCTTAATTTTCTTTGCCATTTTATTATATTTAATTGTTTAACTTATATATAGTATCACTCATTTCTTTTAATTTGTAATCACTAAGCCATTTGCCATGTAAAATACAAGTCTGTTTCAACTGGTGTTTTTTGAGAATCTATATCTGCGTCTATTCTAGTTTTCATTGCAGATACATCTAATGATGCTACCAGCCATCCTATAACTATGTCTTCAAAAGCTTCTGTGTTTGCATAATCTGTAAAAGGATCTCCAGCTTTGTATACATAACCTTGCACTCCATTAACATCAGAGTAATAAGTTACTCCTCCAACTTCTTCAGAACCTTGGTAACTATACATCACTTTTGTAATAACGTTGTCTTTGCCTTCTGATTGAATATCAGCTTTCATTTCTGAAATATCCCACTTGTAAGTAATTGCCATTTTTTTGTTTTTTGTTTTTTATTTTATTGAGTCTAATAAACCGTTACGATATGTAAACGTTTTTATTTTAGTTCCTTTACCGTCTGGTACGATTATTTCTTGAGATCCTGAAAATCCTTTTATGTAATTACCTTGATTTTCTTCAGTTAGAAAAACCCATGGTCCTTTTTGAGTACCACTTTCTAATCTAGAATAGCTAGGCGCTCCCCAGAATGGTAATGTAATAATTTGATTATAGTAATTAGAACCATTTCCGTGATTACTAATTATATTACTAGCCCAACCACCATGACCAGCAAAGTCCGAACTACCCTGACGCCATGTTAAATTACTGCTACCATAACCTACGTTTGTTAAGTTACCTGCGGAATATGATGTTGATCCTGCAGCTCCCGTAGCACCTTTTGCTCCAGCACTACCGTTAGATCCATTAGATCCAGCACTACCAGTACTACCTTTACTACCCGCGCTACCAGTATCCCCTTTATCACCTTTTGCTCCAGCACTACCATTTGATCCATTACTACCAGCTGGTCCTGTTGAACCTGTACTACCTGTATCACCTTTATCACCCTTGCCTCCAGCAGATCCATTACTACCATTTTTTCCAGCACCGCCTGTATCACCTTTAGCACCTGTGCTTCCTGTATCACCTTTATCTCCTTTACCACCAGCTGAACCATTTGATCCATTTGATCCATTCGATCCTGCGGATCCAGTACTACCTTTTGCTCCTGCGGATCCAGTACTACCCGTATCACCCTTGTCTCCTTTACCTCCAGCTGAACCAGCTGAACCAGTAGATCCTGTATCTCCTTTGTCTCCTTTGTCTCCTTTTCCACCCGCAGAACCTGTATTACCCGTATCTCCTTTACCACCTTTTGAAGCTGCCGCAGATGAGTCGCTTCCAAACGCGTCTTTTATATACGTGTGTAATTCTTCAACGTCTTCTCGTAAGTCTTCCGTTTGTTTTAATAAGTGTCTATTAGAAGTGTAAAGAGCATTGTCGTTAAATAATTCACTTATATCACTTAGACTAGCTAAATCATCAGACTTTTCTTTTGATACAGTTATTTCTCCATCACTACCTTTTGAGGCAATAGCTCCGCTACCACCTTCTTTAAATAGTTTCTTACCTCTTATTTTGTTATTTAAATTTGCCATTATGAGTTATATTGTAAAAATTCTAATACTATAGTCATTGTAGCGCCTTGCCAGTATCTACTACCGATACTCTTACCGAGCGCGAATTGTAATCTATCACCTTTCACGAAAGAAGTGTGTATATCGTCTTGTTGTACATAACTACCATCATTAGTACCATTACTAGGTGTTAATTCTCCACTTGTATAAGTGTTCGCTCCATTTTTCTTTACTCTAAGTTGTGTTGTGAAACTACTACTCATGTTACCGTCTACATGCATTAAAGTCATTGACTTAACTCTACCTGGATATGGACATCCAAAGAAATTATAATACTCACTTGAAGTACTATCGTTCGTATTGTTAAATGGAACGTTTATGTAAGAGGTTGTATTTGTTTGTTCTAGGAAGTTAGAATTTAATACAAACGGTGTGTGTTTCCAATGTGCATCAACATTCTTCATATCGTCACGCCCAATCTTAACACTATCGTCTGATTCATCAACTGCAATAAAGAAATCTATTATATCTGAATCTCCATCAATGTCATTAAGTTCATCAAGATCCATTGTAACAGCAAATGTCTGATTACTTGAAGAGTTCGCGCTAAATGACGCGCTACCGTTAAGACCAGTTGACGTAGTCATTGAAAGTGTACCTCTCCCTATTGAATTATCTACATAGTCTTTGCTTGCGGCATCAGTACCTGCAGACACTGTATCGATACCTTGAATACGGCCTGTACCATTTAAAATAAGACTACCAGAATGTAATGTTAAATTACTTGCTGCAAATTGTTCATATGCATTACCTGGATTATTTCTAACAGCTATTGTTCCATTTGTTTCAACTGTTATTAATGAAGCAACAACTCCACCCCAATGCCAACTTATTCTTGGTGGGGTTCCACTCGCACCAGATGAACTTGCTAGTAGTTCTATAGCTGCAGTTTGATAACCTGTTGCGGCACTCGAGGGTGCAAATTCTTTATTACCACTTATACTTTGATCACCTGTAGTTCTTACAACTGTACTATCACATTGTATTGTACCTGATCCAGTTATTGTACCTCCAGTAATACCATTTGTAGTTGCAACGGATGTTACTGTACCTTGATTACCTGCGCTTGTAATATAACCTTGATTTTTTACAAAAGCAGTTGTAGCTAGATAAGTAGAACTATCTGCTGTTGATCTTGTTACGGATATAGGTGTTGTTGTAAATGTCTTAGCACCACCAAAACTCTGTGTACCTGATGTAACACCAATCTTAGCATTATTAGTTGTTATGTTTGAAGTTTGAGTAGAAGTGATACCAGTCTTAGACGTATTAGCTGTTATAGCTGATGTCTGAGCCGAAGATATTCCAGTCTTATTAGTGTTGGCTGTAATTGCATTTGCTTGCCCAGTACTTATTCCAGTCTTAGATGTGTTTGCTGTAATGGCAGACGCCTGACTTGATGTAATACCTGTCTTAGCCGTGTTAGCCGTGATAGCAGAAGTTTGAGCAGAACTGATACCTGTCTTATTAGTGTTGGCTGTAATTGCTGAAGTTTGACTACTTGATATTCCAGTTTTAGCAGTGTTTGCCGTGATCGCACTTGATTGGCTAGATGTTATCCCTGTCTTACTGGTATTAGCTGTAATTGCCGAAGCTTGAGCCGAAGTTATACCAGTCTTAGATGTGTTAGCCGTAATAGCTGATGCTTGACTAGATGTTATTCCAGTCTTACTAGTGTTAGCTGTGATTGCTGAAGCCTGACTTGATGTAATACCTGTTTTAGAGGTATTGGCCGTAATAGCTGATGCCTGACTAGACGTTATACCCGTTTTGGATGTGTTAGCGGTTATAGCAGACGCTTGACTAGATGTTATTCCTGTTTTAGCGGTGTTTGCAGTTATCGCTGAGGTTTGAGCACTTGATATTCCAGTCTTAGCGGTATTAGCTGTAATCGCACTTGCTTGCGCAGTAGATATAGTTGTTGTGTTACCGTCATCTAGAAGTTTCCTCCAAGATCCAAAACTAGTACTTGGATTATCTCTCCAGTACATTTGACCATTTGATGAAAACGCTAATTGTGCCCCATACCCGCCATTGTGTTGCCCTACACTTATAACACCATTTGCATTATCACTTACACTTGGTGCATTTGAAGAAGAGCCATTAAACCCTCTGTATTCCATTTGCCCAACAGTTACAGCATCTGCAATCGTGTTTAGGTTTTCTTGGTTAGGACCATTACCACCTGCTTTTGTTTTTTGAGCAATTTTAGCGGCTACGTAAGCACTGTTAGTAACAATACCTGTCGCTTGAGCTGACGTGATACCTGTTTTAGAGGTGTTAGCTGTTATTGCCGAAGACTGACTAGAAGTTATACCTGTTTTAGCCGTGTTAGCTGTTATAGCGCTTGCTTGAGCAGAAGTTATACCTGTTTTAGAGGTGTTAGCTGCTACGGCTGTATTCAACGCTGCTATATCAACACCATCAACCGTACCACTTACTGTTATATTACCCGTTACTACTACACCATCTGACCCGGTTCGAATTTTTTGTAAACCATTATAATATAAATTAGTATTTCCGTTTGCAGCGCCGTAAAGAGCATACTCTCCAGTTGAAGTTTTTAATGCAATATCTCCACCAGATACTATAGCTCTTACACCACCACCACTCATGGTTATAGTACCAGTAGAATTTATAGCCCCAACAGTTAAACCTCCTGTTACAGTAACACCGTTGGTTGTAGTTTGTAGTTTTTGGCTATTATTGTGATATAAACCAACTTCTGCATTTTCCTTAGTTCTTACCCCCCATTCTCCTGCTCCTGTTAATAAACCAAACTCTGATGTTGCTGCTCCACTTGCGTATATATATCCTTGTATAGTGTTTTCATTATCAAATATTTGCATACCACCAGCATTGGCTCCGTTGTATTTCAATTTTAAATATTCTGCTCCAATAGAATCGTCTAGAATGCAGCCATTTTCAAAAGTTATACCGTTTAGTCCAGTAATACCAGTTGATCCATTTATTGCTACATTACCTGCAAAAGTTGCGTCTGTTAAAAATTGTGCCATTTATTGTATATTAAATTAATAACCGACCCCGAAGAGCCGGTTAAATATTATTGTTATTAAGCTGCTACTGGCTTAAGAAGTATTCCGTAAGCTGAATTAGCTACACTACCTTTCATTGTAACAGTAACTACTGTTTCTGATCTAGCAACATCTGCATAAACAGTAGCGTAAGTTGAAGCTGCGTATAATTCAACTTGTATAAATCTACCGTCTGGATCTCCAGCTCCATAAAAATCAGCTAAAGTTATAGTAAATATAGTAAGACCATTACTACCTGCATTATCAGTTCTACCAATACCAGTTACACCAGAGCTAAGCGCACTTTGTCTACCTTGTATGTTATTAGCTAACATAGAGTTTTCAACTGCTTTGGTTTGTATCGTAGAAGTTCCAGTAACATTACCACCACCGTTAAACGAAGCTGAAGTCCATGCGACATCACCAGTCATAGCTATTGTTCTACCAGTAGCTAAAATTGATGCAGTTGCAGCATTTCCAGACGTAGCTTGAGTACCAGCTGCGTTAACACCCGGTAAGTTTATATTCGCTGAACCATCAAAAGATACTCCACCAATTGTTCTAGCAGTAGCTAAAGTTGTAGCATCAGCGGCTAAAGCAACAGCTATGTTAGCCGAACCATCAAATGATGTACCACCAATTGTTCTCGCTGTAGCTAGTACAGTTGCGCTTCCTGCGACACCTGAAGTATTAGCTGCGTTATTAGGAATAGATGCACTAACAAGACTAATGTTTGCACTACCATTAAAAGATACACCACCAATTGTTCGTGCTGTTGTTAAGGTAGCGGCTGTTGTTGCAGTCGCAGCGTTACCTGAAGTATTCTGAGTACCACCAGCATTTACACCGGGTAAATCAATGTTAGCTGAACCATTAAAGCTTACGCCACCAATTGTTCGTGCTGATTGTAGAATCGTAGCGCTACTTGCAATACCTGATAAATTAGCAACTACTGTACCTTTTATAGCTATAGATCCTGTACCACCTGGTTCGGTTGTTGTAAGACCAACATCAAACAATGGTGTACTAATTCCTGAACTAGCTCTATAGAACATTGCTGGAAACTTATCTCCAGTTGAAACTATTTTACCATACCAACCAATATCAGAAGCATTTCCATCATTGTCTTTAGCGTACTTCATCATGTTGTCACCTATAGCGACTGTAGTTGAATTAACGGTTGTTGTTGTTCCTTGTACCGTTAAATCACCTGCTATAGTTAAGTTATCACCAATTGTAACTTCTGAAGTAGTGTGACCAATTGTTACAGTATCACCTGAAGTGTCTGTGGCTATTGTTACAGCTGAACCATCAGCAATAATAGCGTCTAGAGATATACTACCAACATTCGTTATGTTACCATCTGAAGCATCGAAGCTACCAGCTGATATTGCGCTAGCACCTACATCTATAGCTCCAAAGTCTGATGTTATAGAACCAGCGTTTAAAGCTCCAACAGTTGTTAGTGAAGAAGTAAGTACCGTTGATTTAATAGCTGTACCAGATAAAGATGATGCAGCTGCTGTTACTGTGATCGCTGCTGAACCATTAAAATTAACACCGTTAATTGCTCTAGGAGTAGTTAATGTAGCTGCAGAACCTGAAGTGTTTTGAGTACCTGCGGCATTTACACCTGGAAGATCTATATTTGCACTACCGTCGAAACTTACACCACCTATAGTTCTTGCGGTTGCTAATGTAGTAGCTGTAGTAGCTAATGCAACGGCTATATTCGCAGATCCATTAAAGCTAGTACCACCAATTGTTCTCGCAGTTGCAAGCGTGGTTGCTGTTGAAGCGTTACCAGTTAAAGGACCTACAAAAGAGTCTGAATGTACTGACTCCCATTTATGAGTAGCATCACCAAGGTCAACAGTACCATTAGCAACAGGGCTAAGAGCTGTACCGTTCATAGTAACTAAAACTGTACCACTTGATTTAAATGCTATTTTACCAGCTGCAAAATCAATTACGTTTGTAGCATCAGCACCACCAACTTTTAAAGAAGAGTTTAATACACTTGTTATAGTTGTTTGAGTAGGTGTTATTTCAACGTCATCTGCATTGATAGTTATACCATCACCAGATCCTACGTTTAAAGTTGGTATTGGACCAGATAAACTTGTACCAGTAAGACCGGCTCCAGCTACAATAGCTGTTAAATCACCTGTTGCAGTACCAGTTCCTAACGCAACAAAAGCAGTACCGTTATGGTATTTAAGCTTGTTGCTATCACCTGTGTCTACAAATATCGCACCAATTGCAGCGGTAGGTGCGGTTCCGCTTGAAAACAATCTTGCGTTTTGAAGAACGTTATCATTGATATTTAAATCAACTAGATATTTTAATGCCATTTTTTAATTTTTGTTAGTTATCGTTAGTTTAAGTATGCTTTACCAGCGTTAGCACTGGATAAGTTTATTGTTAATTGGTTAGCGCTATTATATGTAACTTCACCTATAACAGTTGCGTCTGTTGCTGTCACTATCGTAACACTTGGTCTTTTACCTAAGTTATGTGTTACAACCCATTCAGCAGCTGCGTTTGTTTGTGTGTATACAAATGATAGATCACCTTTCTTACTAGTCATCACGTAGAATTGCTCGTAAACAATATTACCAGCACCTCCAGTATTAAAGAGAGCTAGTGTATAAAAATTGTTATCAGAAGCTAGCACTGTTGCTGAGTCTAATGTATAAGCACCAAAGTTATCAGGGTTATCTATGTCTGTTAAAGTGATCTCTTGACCAACCATGTTCAATAAGATGTTCTGAGCAGTGTTAGTGTCACCGAAAGCAAATTTACTCACAATTACACTACTGATAGAAGTAAACGTCTTAGTAGCGTTGTTTTCATTAACTATGCTTAAGTTACCAGCTAAGTTAGCTCCTCTATTATATCTATAACATATCTGAGGTTGACCAGACATGTTGAACTTACTTATAGCTTTACCTATATCAGATACTTTATAGTTTTTAGTTACACCTCCATTATCTGACCCTATTAATAAGTCTGTTTTATCTATACTACCATCTAAAGCATATTGATTAATTCTAGCCATTACTTAGATATTGATTTAAATTTCTCTGCACCACGAGAACCAAAATAAGCTACGTACACAGTTATTAACAATGATTTTAATAAGTCAACCCAACCAGAGTCAACTTCAAAAGATTCACCTAAGCTGTCTGAGAATATTAACAACACCATAGATACAGTTAAAAATATCAAAGTTAAAGGACGTGTGTTTTTTGAAAGCCACGAATCGCTTTTCATATCGCTGTCCCAACGTTTTGAAACTTCTTGCATCTCAGTCAAGTCTTGCTCTAATAGCTTGAGAGCTGTTTCTTTATCTTCTACAGGCATTGTTTCATCTTTTGATATAAGATTCTTTACAACACCAAATAAACCGTTATCAGGTAGTATATCACCCACGGTTCCTAATATACCTGGAGCTACTCTAGATAAAAATGCTCCGACCTTTGTTTGACTGAATTTCTTTTTAGGAGGTTTAGCCATTTAGAATTTAAGTTTTACGTTAGCACCAACATTGCTTCCAAAGTTAGTTTTATTATAGTTAAGTCCAGCTGAAAAATTACCTGACTTACTTCTAGTACTGACACCAGTGCTAAAGTTTTTATTAGTATCACCTCTAGCGTATATACTACTCATACCACGTGTTAGATTTAAACCACCACTAAGAGTTGTTATCTTCTGGTTAGGATTAGTATCTGATTGTGTTGTGCTTCTATTACCGTCTAAGCTTAGCTCGTTCTTTTTCTCTTGTTTTAAAGGAGATGATACTTTTAAATGTTTCTTTATCCAACTCATAATATATATATTAACATTTCCAGTTTCTTCTAGCTATGTCATTAGGACAATCGCCATTTTTGTCTGGATCTTTACATTTTTTAATACCTGCAGATCTAGCACAATAAGACTTCTTACGTGATCCACCACCTGGTTGAGGAGCTTGCACGTTTCCACCTGTTTTATTATTGTATGTTTTTCTTTCAGCAGCGCTCATACCTGCAGTGTGAGGTTTAGTTCTTTTTAAAGGAGTTTCAACAACATACTCAGAATCACCAAAGTCATAGTCTTTACCAGGTTTCATGTTTTTAGTAACACCGTTACTACCTACACCTTTTACTGGAAAGTCTACACCTTTCATACTTATCTTACTACTAGGTATAACATTGACGTCATTATCCACATCTGGACTATTTGATCTATAACCAGTAACAGACATAGCTGCTCTTATGTTTTTATTTCTTAATTTAAACGCCATAATTATTTAGATCCAAATCCACCCATTTTGTACGATGGTTTTGTTACATTAACTGTCATATGCATTGGTGATCCTTTTTTCTTAAAAGCACTATTATCACCATTTCTTTTAGTTATTTTTCTTTTTAAATTGTCGTATTTTTTCTTAGACATTTCCGTATTCTTTGGATCAAATTTTCCATCAGCATCTACGGCTAGTTTTAATTGGTTTGAATATTTAGTTACTTTTCTAGCATCATAATCCTGTTCCTTTTGAGTTCTTGTACTATTACCGTACTTACCAAGATTAGACATATCCGCACCATACTTCTTTGCCACTCTTCTAGTTCTATCTGACATGTACTTACCTTGCTCTATTCTAGAATCTCCTGCGTTGCCTTCGTTTCTTAGCTTTTCTTTAAGAGCTGCTACTGAAGCTGCTTTAAGATCATTCTCATTTTTATATTTTCCAGTCTTATTAAGTTCTGTAGCTGTTTCTCTCAACCTTTCGTTGTAATTTGTAGGTTGACCTTCTTCACCACCTGGGTTTGTTTGAACTGATTTATATGTATTACCTGTAAACCAATCTCTATAACCAGAAGAATCTTGTTTCATATTAAGACCATCATAATTACCTAAAGCTTGACCAGATAAAATAGCAAGATCGTTTTCATTAGGTTGTCTACCACGTCTAATAGCTTGTCTAACATTTCTATCGGCTTTCTTTATTGATCTTTCATCTCCATCAGAACCAGTTCTTAACATTCTATTGTTTCTTCGCATCTCTGTAGAATTCAATATATGAGTTGCAGATCCTGGTTGACCTGGTTCACTGTAACTACCTAGAACTTTATTTTCTTCAGAAGTTGCATCACTACCAGCTTTCATACAACAAGAACCTCTATCGCCACCTGTTGGATTTGGGTTTAATGTGTATCCAGGTCCACAAGATTGACTCCCACCTGCGGCATATTGATAACAAGGATCACTTTGTTCACGCATTTTGTGAGCTTTGTATCTTTTACAAGCTTCAGAATTAGGATCTTCACATGCGTCTCCAGTGCTTGGTGTTTCTGGCTCAAACTCATTTTCAGTACCAGCGTTATTCTCTGCGCCTATGAATTCTACTTTCTCATCTGGATTTTCTGTATTAGGAGTTACTGATACATCGTCACGCTCTTGACGTAAAGGTGAGCCTAGCTGTGTTAGCTGAGGTGATACACTTGTTGTTGATCTGAGATTCATCCCAGCTCTTTTCATTTTAAATGCCATAGCTTATTTTTTTATGTTTTTTCTTTATCTTTTTTAAAGAAACTCTTAAAGAGAGACGTATTCTCCTCTTCTTCTTGCTCATTTTTTAACTTAGCAGCTTCATCTTTAGCCTTCTGATCATCATGCTCCTTCATATCTTCTCCATACTTGTCATTTATTCTTTTTTGACAATCAACTAAAGCATCACCAGTTAAACCCATTTCAGTACAACTTTTCTGTTTTGATTTTTCTTCAGCGACAGAGCTATCTCCACCACTTCCTGGATCAGCAGAAGGCGCCGCTTGTGGATAAGCACCTTGATTATAACCACCAGCTAGATTGCTAGCGAATCCTCCCGCAGCAATACCAGCACCCATTACTAAAGATTCATTTATCTTAAATGGACTAGCTTTCTCGCCACTAGGTTTTACGTTACTTTGTTTTAGTTTAAATTTCATAGTTATGATCTTTTATACGCTTCTCTTTCCCAGGGAAGGGTTTTAGCTCCTTCACTCATTTGAGCTCTTGAGTATTTCTTACCTTTCCAAACAACTTCGTTATCTGTATAAGATAAGTCTCCTCTCTCCATTTGCTCGTGATGAATCTCCTCATGCGCAACAGCAGATTTCTTCTGAGCAGGGCTAGCGCCCTTAGCTACAAAAGTGCTACCATCTTTATTAGCCTCAGCCATAATACCAGGTTCTAAGTCCTTTTCTATTACGGGTCTGTTTTTAGCTGTTTGAGTTATAGGACTACTTCCCACCTTTTTTACTTCCACCACCAGAACCATCAATTGGTGACTTAGGTGAGTTGTTAAATAAGTAAGAGTCAGGTCTTGTTTCTATTGGCATATTACCAGCAGCTGTAGTTATTACTCCTTTATCAGCTTTAACATAAGACTCGTTGCCACTTTCAAATAGTTTCTTTTTACCTTTCTGCACTATGGCAGTAATAGGCATGCTTGTCGTTCCTTTAGTTCCCATTATTTATTTTTATTTTTTTCTTTTAATGCTTTAGCATCTGCTTTTTGTTTTTTCTTAAGAGCTTTAGCGGCAGCTTTTGCAGCTTTTTCCTCATCAGTCTTTCTTCTGAATACACTGATCTTACCTAGACCCTCCACGAACTTTTTTCCTTTTTGAACAAGTTGATTTGCTTGGTTTAATCCTTCTGGTATTAATTCGTTTATGTTAACTTTGCCATCACCATTTTTATCGGTGTTTCTTTGTTTAAGCGGGGACATTCCATGCTTTTTAGCAGGGGACTTACCGTATTTCTTAGCTGGAGATCCTTTGCCTGTAAAAATATCCTTGGTTCCAGCAGAATCTTGTTTCATTTGTTTAGCTGGAGTTCCTTTGAATATATCCTTGGTTCCAGCAGAATCTTGCTTAATTTCCTTTTTAGCCATTACATCCTTAGTTCCAGTAGAATCTTGTTTCATTTGTTTAGCTGGTGAAGCTTTGATTGCTTCTTGTAAATGCATTGGAAGTTTTCCTTGATTACCTAAAAGTTGTTTCATTAATGGGGATTTACCCGCCATTTTAAATGGTGATTTGTTGTAAGCCATTACTTTTTTTTTAATGTTAGTTATCTATTCTTGTCCTTAATCATATCGTCAATGGCTTTGTTATAAACCTTATCTGTATACGACTTGTTGTTGTAAAACTTGCTTCGCGCACTAGTAGGTAAATCCTCCTCGGCGAGTAGTATTCTGTAAATTCTTGAGATTAGCTGCTTACACTTGAAGGAAGTCTTGTAAACGCTGTATTTAATTGAAGTACGGTTTCGGTGACGCCAGACATCGATCCAACCTTCTTTACGAAGTCGTTCCCATCTGCTTTTGTCCCAGGTATATGTATATACACCTTCTATAAAATCATTACGTGTAAAATGAGTTTTGCAATCTAAATAGATAAGTAATTCTAAATCTGCATCCTTTATATTATAAGTTTTACAGGCCCATTTTCTAACGAGCCTGTAATACTTAAATAAATTCATTTCACGTATATCAGAAGCACTTAGTCTCATTCAACCAAGACAACATCCCCTAAGTTGATAACAGTGTATACTTTTTCTTTGTAAGATATACCGTGACCTGCGTGTTTGTCATAAAAGATTATATCATCTTTTGCAACACCCTGTACTTTGTCACCTACTGTTATTACTTTGGCTTTCTTGTATCTAACCTCTGTATCTGTTCTTTCTGCGATAATAAGACCACCAACCTCTCTTGGTTCTTCTTTTATCTTTTCTATTACTATATAGTAGTTTATTGCTTTCATTATTCTCTAGCGTTTGAAATTACACAATCAGCTGATAATATTGTCTTAGCCACACTCACTGCATATTTTAAAGCAGACTTGGTAACTAACAAAGGATCAACTATACCTTCTGTTATCATATGCTTAGTACAACCACATGTAACATCAATACCTTCACCTTCTCCCCAACCTTCGGCCCACGATACTCTTTCCATCATATTAGCGTTTTCTAACACTTTTTCAAACGGAGCTTGTATTGCGCTTAATAACATAAGCTCTCCAGCACCACCGTGATTTTCCACTCTTTGAGCAGCGTTAAGCAAAGCTATACCACCACCTGGTACAACACCTTCTTCAATGGCAGCTTTAGTAGCATATAGAGCATCTTCTACTCTATCCATTTTTTCTTTGCGTTCTACTTGAGAATAAGCACCTACTTTGATAATACCAACTAAACCTGATAACATAGCTAGTCTTTTTTGATGAAGACCTTTCCAATACTTATCTTTAGTTTCTTTTATCTTTTTTTCTACAGTTTTTACTCTTTCTTTTAATATCTTAGGATCTTTATCAACTGTTAATATAGTAGATCTCTTATCCGTGACAGATTTCTTAGCTCTACCTAAAACATCTGGACTTATCATGTCCATGTCATCACCAAGTTCTTCACTTATCACCTTAGCACCTGTTAATAGCGCTAAATCTTCTAGTGTATCTCTCTTAGATGGCCCAAATCCTGGTAAATCTACAATGTTAACCTTAATATTACCTTTTACTTTGTTCATAAGTAGTGTAGCAAACGGCTGTTGTTCTAGTTCCGCAACTATAAGCAGTGATTTACCTCCTTTTATGATATATTCTAGTATTGTCTGTATTTTCCTTACGTTTTCAACTGGTGAATCAATGATAAGTACATAAGGATCTTCTAATATGGCTTTATGATTGTCT